CCTTACTTTGTATCGACGTCATAAAGCTCCTCCAATCTCTCAAGCGTCAGATCGACCGCGTCCTCACCGAGCACCTTCTGCACGGCGGAGATCCTGTACTGTTCGCCATCCTCCGGGATCAGATATGCGGCCCGTTTCCGTCCGACCTTCGGCAGATCCAGAAGGCCGTGGGCACGGATAAACAGGTCGATCCTCTGATTCGCTCCCATCGCGGCGTATAGCCGGGTAACACCGACGGACCTCTCGGAATAATATGCCTGTCCGACCGGGACCAGCTTCTCGACGGGCATAGCACCGTTCGGCGCCTTGTTCTCGAGTATGTAAAAAGTAAGCAGCCCCTCCGGCATGGCTTATTCCCCCCAGTCGGTCGTTCCGGTGTGCATCGACAGCTGCGCCTTCTGCTCGTCATATGATGCCTTCAATGCGTCATACTGCGATGCAAAACCCGGAGTGTTCATTTTGCAAAATGTTATGATCGCCCGCTGGATCAGCGGGTTCTCTGTTTCGATAATGCCGTTTTCGACGTCGGTGCCGGTGACTCCGGCGACACGCAGATCGTCCTTGCATTCCAGGATCATCCGCTGGATGTCTTCGTCGAACGTGCCGGAGGCGATCCGCATCGCCATCTTGACCTTACGAAGCATTTAGCGCCTCCTTACTTGAAAGGAGGAGCGGGATCTCTCCCGCCCCTCATTGATACTTACGCCTTCGCAAATCTCACGAACGCAGCGGCATCGAGCAGCTCGCCGTCAGCCAGAGTAGCGCCGCGGAACTGCAGATTGGTCGTAGTCGCGCTCTCGAACGGCTTAACCTCGAGAGCCTTGAAGATGTTGACCTTGTAAGCCTTGGGATCGCCGAAGAAGATGGTCTCCTTGGAGCTCACGAGAGCCTCACTCATCAGGATCACATCATGGCCGAACAGGCGATACTGGAAGCCCTCGTTGATGATGTAATCATTGAGAGAAGTGATCTGCATCACCTCACCGTAGAAGAGTTCAGGAGTCATGATCCACACAGCGCCAGAATGATACTGTGCACCGAGGGCCGCCATGATGGTCATCAGATCCTTCTTGGTGACGCCGGCAGCGGTAAGGGCCGTTGCGGAAGCGGAGACGCTGACGGTGATACCCTTGAGGCTGTTGGTGCCGGTGCCGACAAGGATGTCCTTGTTGATCGCATAGCGGATGGAGTCAGTGAGATTGTTGACGATCCAGTCGTGGATCGCGTCGATCGCCATATGATCGATGTCCGCGCCAACGGTAAGCAGCTTAACATACTCGTTGGGAACGAGATCTGCATAGCCGACCGTGTCAGAGGACTCGGTGATGGTAGCGCCGACGGCCTGAGCGGTCGCGGCGTTGACGGTCGTGGCCTTCGGGAATCTCACATAGCTCGGGAACTGTGTCACATCGACACGGCCCAGGAGCTCCGCGGGCTTAACCAGGCGGTCCCAGACCGCGTTAACGGTCATGGTAGGGATCACAGCAGCGGCAGAGGTAAGCGCGGCACGCTCTTCGGTGTTGAGCTCACGGCCGACGATGTTCTTAACCCATGCGTTTCTGTATTCGAGAGTTTCTACTCCGTACATTTTGGTTTCCTTTCTGGCTTCCTCTTCGCGGAAGTCTTTGATCACTTTGCCGGCACCCTGCGCAACCTGTGCGCGGAGCTCGGCCTTTTCAGCTTCGGCAGCCTTACGGGACCCCAGCTCGGCGTTGATACCCCTGGCTTCCTCTTCGAGAGCATCAAGGTCCGCCTCCGGAGCATCGATCTCCGTGAGGATCGCGGCCTTCCTCTCCTCCAGCTGCTCGATGGTCATGTCCTTAAATTCCATGATTCACCTCGCTAATAATTCTGATTCTCTGCTTCTGGCGCTCAATCTTCCGCTGCTCGGCTTTTGCACTCTCCAGTGATGCCCGCGCACTCTCCAGTGCATCGGACAGGCCTCTCGCCTGGATTGACGTCTGTTCATACGCCGGGAACGTCACCGCCGACACCTCGAAGATCTTCGCGAATGATCTGATGTGTCTGGTCGGGTGCTCGCTCTCGAGATCGTCCCAGCTATCTTTATCGACCGCGAACATGAAAGACATCCCAGAGAGGTCTCCCCTGCTCACGGCCGAGTAAAGGCTCTTTGCTTCGACATTGTTCTCCGTGTCGAGGTCGACGCGGATGTCCATGCCCTTCTCAGGCACGACGCTCAGCTGCATCGTGCTGTTGACGTTGTTGTTCCGAGATCTGGCCAGAGGGATCATGTCCGTGTTGTGGTTCACCAGGAACCGGACGTCCCTTAAGTCCGTCGCGTCCAGTGCTCCGTCGTCTATGATCTCGTCATACCATCCCAGATCGGTCCTCTGCCCGTACACGATCGGCATGCCGGTGAGGACGTTCCCGTGGTTCTCGCTCTCTTCGGCGCGGACATCGAAATTAAACGCTCTGATTTCCTTCGTCATTGTTCTCTCCTCCTGCGACCCGATCGTCTGCGTTGTAGTACTCGCCGCGGATGATCCGGGCGTCACCGCCCTCAACCGGCGGCAGCTGCCAGATCTCCCTGGCGTCGTTAATGGACATCAGCCCGCGGTCGACGAGCTGCGTCGAGACGTCGAGTTTGTCGCGGTTGCTCATGTACTGCAGGCGATTCGCCGTGGCCATGACCATATTCCCCGCGGACTGCTCCCGCAGGGTGTAGAGCATCTTTGTCATGACTTCGGAGAACTGCACCGCGAACGGTTCGATAGCACCCTCGTAAAAGGCGCTCCAGGCGTCACCATAAGCCTTATTCATGAGAACATCGTCGTTGACGCCGAAGTAGTCATAGACGTTCTCCTTGATCGCTCTCATCTGGTCGGAGTCGATCACCCAGGGCTTGGCCTCGATCTGCCGGATGTCCGTGTAGGTGTTCGGGAAAAGTAGTATCCCTCCGCCCTCGGAGTCCTTCGAGAAATTCTCAGCGGTGAACCGCTTCCGCTCCTTCGCCAGATCCTCGGTCTTTGTGAAGTTGCTGACCTTGGCCATGAACCGGTAGGACGCGGCGCTCTTGACGCCTTCCTCGATGCCCTGGTTCTGGATGTCCAGGAGCTTCATCGTCGGGTCCAGCGCCTTGTTGCTCTCACCGAAGAGGTCGTTCTTGTACTGGTACTTGGTCATGATGCCGACCTGCCTCAGCTCGAAGGCGGTCTTGCTGCCGTCATGGAACTTGAGCCGGATCCAGGGCTCTCCATTGACGTCCACCAGCTCGCACTCCTTGTAGATCACCGGCATGATGCCCGTGGTGTCGCCTGCCGCGTCTATGATCGGGCAGATGATGGCCGTGTTCTTCATATCGAGGATGGTCGAGAGCCTGTAGAGCATCTGGGACCAGGTCTGGAACTGGTTCGGGCCGAGCTTGAGCTTGCTCTGAAGGCTCGGCTTTGCGGTTCCGTTCACCGTGACCTCCAGCTTGCTGATATGTCTTGCCCTGGCATCGATGGCCGCCCGGATCAGCTCGCTCTCGTAGAGCTCCCCGTTGTAGGATCTGAAGATTGGCGTGTAGCCATTGAGGAGTCGGAACCACTTCTCCTCTGAGCGCTTTGGCTCTAGGTCCTTGTCACGCCCGAAGAGCTTGTCAAAAAGGCCCATGTTTACCTCCCTGTATTGGTTAATCGTGACCCCACGTCGGGCCACCACTTAGATCTGACGGTCAGCGCATCCAAGAGGGCTGCCGCGCCGTCTATATGTTCATTGGCTGACAGCTTGATCAGCCTCTTTCTTTCGGTTTGTGCTTCGGTCTTGACCGCACTGTTGAGCAGGTGGATCTTCAGCAGGTCGTTGTCCCCGATGTGGATCTTCCCGTCCCTGATCAGGCCCTCGGTCTCGTTGATGATGGGCGTCAAGTTGTAGCCCTGATAGACGTCGTCGCATTGAAATCCATAAGCCTTGAGGTCCTGGACGAGGTACTGGGCCGAGTAACGGTCGTAGCCTATCTTGAGTGGGTAGATCTGATACTTTTCCACAATCTCCCGGAACCACTCGAAGCAATCGTGATAATCGACGAAGTTCTCACCGGAGAGCCCCAGCAGGCCGCGCTGGACGTAGATGTCATAC